AAGAACGACAGAAACAATCTGCAATCACTTATGCAGAATCTATCAAAAAACAGAACGAAGAACTCAAAGCAAGACTAGATAAGCTAGACACTAACTATGTCGGAGAGTTTGACAATAGAGTAACTGCTCAAGCAGCTGCAGCAAAAGAGGCATATAAAAAAGCCTTGGAGTCTGGAGATGCAGACGCTTTGTACGAGGCACAACAAAACGTAGCTAGAATAGCTATGGAGGAAGCCAACCTTAAAAAAATGAAAGCACAAAGAGAACAACAAGCAGAAAAACAAAAAACTGCTCCTACTCCTCAAGCTCAACCTCAAGCTCAACCTCAAAAACCAGACCCTAGAGCCGAAAAATGGGCAGAGCAAAACGAGTGGTTTGGTCAAGATCAGACTATGACTTACGCTGCTTTTGGTGTTCATAAAACATTAATTGAGCAAGAAGGGTTTGACCCGAACAGTGAAGACTACTATACTGAACTTGATAGAAGGATGAGAACAGAATTTCCACATAAGTTCTCGGATACGAGAACGCAGTCTTCTACTCCTAGAGTTGCATCTGCTGGAGCAACAGCTTCAAGATCAGCTACAAGAGGTAAAAGGACAGTTAAGCTAACGCCATCACAGATAGCGATAGCAAAAAGATTAGGTGTCCCATTAGAAGAATATGCAAAGCATGTGAAGGAGTAATTATGACTACAAACAGAATTTCACGAGAAGCCACAAATCGTGCTAATAACACAAGGAGAAAACCTTGGCAACCTCCAGCAAAGTTGGATGCACCTCCTCCTCCAGAGGGGTTTGAACATAGATGGATCAGAACCGCCCTTCGTGGTGAAGATGATAAATCTAATGTTTTTTCCAGAATGAGAGAAGGATGGGAACCAGTTAGGGCAGACGAATACGGAGCCGAAGCTGCAAAGTATCCAGTTATTGAAGAGGGTAAAAACAAAGGGATAATAGGTGTCGGTGGTTTAATGTTGGCACGAATACCCACAGAAACGGTACAAGAGAGAACTGAATATTTTCGGGAGCAGACCCGCAATCAAATGACAGCCGTGGATGAAAACTTGATGAGGGAGCAACATCCCTCTATGCCTATCCATAAACCAGATAGGCAAAGTCGTGTAACCTTCGGTAAAGGAAGCAAAATGAACGCTTCTAATACCGAGTAACTTAAAGGAGCTAAAGATGGCAAATGCCAATGTATCTTTTGGTCTAAAACCAGTTGGAAAACATGGTTCTAGTCCAGCGACTCAAGGTACGAGTCAATACTTTATTGCAAGTGATGCTTCCGCGATTTTTCAAGGTTCACCAGTCAGAGCAGAATTAACTGGTGGCACGATTCAGATCGCTACGGCTACTTGTGATGGAGTTCAGCTACTAGGTGTATTCGCAGGCTGTGAGTATGTGGATGCAACTACTGGCAAGTTAAAGTTTAGCAATACCTGGCCTGGAAGTGGGTCAGCTAATACTAACTTTGACATCAAAGGGTTTGTGTATGATGATCCAGCACAGAGATTTATTATCGCAAGTGATGGCACAAACACTGACAGAGCGACAGCAAAAGCTGACATTTTTAAGACAGCTGAAATCGAGGGTGGTACTGGTGGAAACACTACTACTGGTATTTCTACTGCACAGATAGATATATCTACCGCAGAAGATACAGATACTTCAAACCCATTAATGATTTTAGGTATCCATGAAGATGTAACTAATGCTGACCATAGTGCTGCTGGTGTTTCATACATAGTTAAAATCAACAACCATGCGTTAAACTCTTCGGATGTTGACGCTACTGCATCTTAAGGAGGGTGTAATATGGCTATTTCAAGAGCACAACTCGCCAAAGAATTAGAGCCTGGTTTAAACGCCCTCTTTGGTATGGAGTATAATAGGTATGAAGGTCAACATGCAGAAATCTTCGACACAGAGGCATCAGACAGAGCCTTTGAAGAAGAGGTCATGTTAAGTGGTTTCGGAGCAGCGCCTACTAAGCAAGAAGGTTCTGGTGTCACATTTGATGATGCAAACGAAGCCTACACTTCAAGATATAACCATGAGACTGTGGCAATGGCTTTCTCAATAACAGAAGAGGCTGTAGAGGATAACCTTTACGAT